GAATTAAGACCATATGATAAAGTTGTCGAGTCCCTATAATAGGGGCTCTTTTTTATTGTTAAAATAAACAATCTGATAATTTAAAACTAACTTTATAAAAAACAATATCTAAAAGTATACAATTCTTGTTGAATAGAATTAGAGGTGTTACTATAGTAATTGTAAGAGGGACACACGCTCTCTTACCTGGTCGGAAAACCAGAACATATTAAATTTTGTATTCGATATACAAGAGAAAATATTCTACATTTAACATCGTTTGTTTTCGTAACCTTGTTAAAACGCCTTACTGTTAGTAATTGCTCACACATACGCTAACAACATCTAATTTCATAATTGCTCAAAGTCTATGTCTATACGTAAAATTCTTGTTTTCTGAAATGGATCGAATCAATGGGAACGGTGAAAGCTGTTTGAATGAATCGAGGGAAGAGACATCTTCCTTTAAGGGCATAAGCGAGTTTTTAATATATGTTCACCTCCAATTGCTATATATATTAACCTTGCTAACTCACACACGTTCTTCTCGTTTGTGCCTTTAAAGGAGGCTGGTTACCTCCAGATCATTGTTAAGGTGATAGGTTACTTGTTCATTGTTATATACTCCTTGTTGGTGGGGTTGGACAACCGTTTTGTCCTTCCCTTTAAGGGTAGAAAGCCAGATCGAAAGGTCATAAGTGTTACTTCTATCTTTAAAGGGACGGTTAAAACCGTTACTACTATATTTTTTATCTACTATTAAAGTAGGTCATAGTAAAGAGTGTAGTATTTTTGCGAAATAACATCAAAACTGAATAGCTTGTTTTATGATCCTTTCGGACATATACAAACTTATTGAGACACAAACACATATATGAGGGAAATGAAGTTGAGAAGACAAACTACAAATCGTTGTGCCGAACTAATCAACTTCATGATCTCATAAGGCGTATAAGGTTTTGTATAACATTTTTATCCCCGTTGGAATTTTTGGTTATACATTGGGCTAGGCATGGCCCAACCTCCTTTTTCCTTGTACGTCTTATGAGGTGTGGAAACCTCTTAATAGCTGTTTTCAGATACCTGGACACTATTATAAACACAAAACAAATAACAATAGACGCTCACTTGCATTGGTGAGTAATTATTGTTCTACGAACAGGTGATACCGTCCTTTAACGGTAAATAACTATCAAAGGTTATTATCAAACATACGATAGTTTAATAAAACATGATTCTAACTGATAACTAGGCGATCATGTCACACACAAAATGGATAGAAACGGATGATAACGATCTAAAGTATATCCGACTCTAAGGAGAATAAAAATGATCCTGGCTTTGCTGGGAATCATGGTTTAGCTATCTGGTATAACAGAGCCTTTAAAACGGGTCTGATAGGGTTCAAGTCCCTACTAAACCATTTCTTTTATAGTTACAAGTTGAGAAACAGGACTTTCGCCAGTCTTGTTTTTTCTACTATAAGAGCAAAAACAAATGAGGTGACAACATGAAAGAGAAGTTGAAAAAGTTCTGGAAAGCATTGAAGGCAACTAAGAAAGCGACGATCAGTGTTACGGTTAATTTCAAAAATGGTTGGTGGCAAAGAATGTGCGGTCTGATCATTTTTGGTAGTGCGTGGCAATGTGTAGCTGGTGGAAATAACGCCTGGTATCAATGGGTATTATTCGTTTTAGGATCATGGTTAGGTATGTACAACCTTGATAAAGGTTATGCAAAATTACACCAGGAGGAAAAGAAGAATGAACAAAATTACACTAGATCACATTAATGCTATTTTAAGTGATACACAGTTTGAAGTAGATGAAAAACACGGTAAATTGACTATCGTTACAGCTATGTTGCCGAACGGTTTTACTATTACTGAATCGGCTGGTTGTGTTGATCCGATCAACTACGATAAAAACATTGGTATTGAAATTTGTAAAAGAAAGATTACAGATAAAATCTGGTATTTAGAAGGTTATTGTTTACAACAAAGACTATTCGAAAAAGGTGATAAGTAATGGAAAACACGATCAGAGAGTTAGTCATTAAAGTACAATTGAAAAGCGGTCGTGCTGTTATGTTATATGAAGACATTACAGAGTTAGAAAAAGAAGATAATACAAAATTAACTGAAGAAATGTTATTTGAAGAATTAGATGTTGATCAAGCGACTGACAGCGTAAAAGGAAGAACGCAAACGGGTAATGTTGTTGTGATCCCTAATCACGCTATTGACTACATTGAAATGAATATCCAAGAACGAACTAAAGAGACTGTATAGAGTCTCTTTTTTATTGATCCAAAACTATTAAACATTTATGATATAATCATAGAGTAACTACAATCGTAGTAACCAATTAAGGAAGGTGGAAAGAATGAATCATGGGTTAAATGAAAGGCAAAAAAGATTTGCTGATTATTTCATAGAAACGGGAAATGCAACCGAAGCATATAGAAGGGCTGGTTACGATTGTAAAAGTGATTCGATAGTATCGGCTGGTAGTTCTCGTTTGTTAAAGAATGTTAATGTTTCGGCCTATATTGATTCTCGGATGTCTGACGTTGATTCTAAGCGTATCGCGGACGGTAATGAAGTATTAGAGTTTCTAACATCCGTAATGCGTGGAGAAGCTACAGGAAAGACATTACGCGGTGTTGGTATGGGTGAACAAGTTATCTCAACAATAGAGCCGTCAATAGGTGAACGGATCAATGCGGGAATTCAGTTAGGTAAACGTCATAGGTTATGGATCGAACGCCAGGAAAATGAGACAACAGCAAACGTTACGATCAATGGATCAATTGGGGATACATGCCCAGACTGTAACAAACATTATAGGGAGTGTGAATGCTGATGAAAAAGGAATTAAACAGTATCGAAGAATTGGTGATACTAACTATTTCATGCGCTTGTGTGTGGTGGTTACTATGCTAGAACACTGGCAATCTATTGCTATATCTATTCTGCTGTTATCAATGGTTACTGTACCTATGGCCCTGCTGAATAGATGTGAGAGGAAAAGAAAGGAATGAGTAACAACATTCATATAGATATGCGAAACGTGATAAGCCCGCGTTTTCGTAAAGTTTATTATCTATCTGAAATGCGTGATTGTTTGCGTTATGTGTTAAAGGGTGGCCGTGCGTCTGGTAAAAGTTACTTCATACCATTCCGCATACTAATGGACATCATGGAATATCCGATTAGTTGGCTGGTATTACGTAAAGTACAGAATACAGTTGTTAGATCGGTATTTGAACAGCTAAAAGAAGCAATGGAGATATTAGGTATTGCTCATTTATTCCGTTGTATACCGTCACGCCTGGTGATTGAGTACAAGCCCAGAGGGAACAAGATATATTTTCTCGGATGTGAAGAACCAGAACGGATCAAGTCTATTAAAGATGCTAAGTTTCCAATCATGGGTTTATGGGTGGAAGAGATCGGCGAGTTTAGAAAAGAAGAAGAAATATCTATCATTGAGAAATCAATATTACGTGGTGAGTTTGAGATCAAGCCAGAGCATAGGCCAGAACTACCAAACTATGAATATACATTCTTCTACAGTTATAACCCGCCTAAAAGACGCGCTCACTGGCTGAATAAGAAATATAACAGTTCATTCATACCAGATAACACACACGTAAACCATTCAACGTATTTAGATAACAAACATTTAACAAAGGCATTCTATGAAGAAGCCGAGATTGAAAAGAAAATGAACCCGTTAAAATATCGGTGGGAATACCTGGGCGAAGCAATAGGGTCTGGTGTTGTACCATTCGATAACATTGTTAGTGCTGAAATAACAGACGAACAGATCAGTCAATTCGATAATATACGCCAGGGAATTGATTTTGGTTATGCTACTGATCCGCTAGCATTTGGCCGTATGCATTTTGATAGAAAGAAGAACACGTTATACATATTCGATGAATTGTATGGAGTGCAAATATCAAATAGGAAGTTAGCTGAATGGATCAAGAAAAAAGGATACCAGGACATTGAAATAACATGTGATAGTGCCGAGCCAAAGTCTATTGCTGAATTAAAGAATGAACATGATATAAGACGCGTGAAAGGCGCTAAGAAAGGGCCAGATAGCGTTGAGTACGGCACGGAATGGCTGGGCGATCTATACGCGATCGTTATTGATCCGAAACGTTGCCCTAATACATTGAGCGAGTTTGAAAACGCTGATTGGGAAACAGACAAAGACGGCAACCCTAGACCACGTTTACAAGATAAAGATAATCACACAATTGATATGGTGCGTTATGCAATGGAGAAGGACATGAAGAAACAAGGCAAAGTAAGAAGTATGAGCCGATCACAATTAGGATTCTAGAAAGGATTGATAACATGCTTACATTTGATGAAGCGAAAGAATTTTACTTTGATTTTCGTATCAAAGAAGGAGTTGGGAATAGTAAGGGATATTTGGCCCTACAAAAACTATACAAATACTACATGGGACATCATGAAATACAGAATAAGAAGGATAGGAAGAACGGAAACAAAACATTTAGGATCGTTCACAACTTCCCTAAGTACACGGCAACGATCAGCACGGGTTATTTCATGGGAATGCCTGTAACGTATAACACAACGGAAACTGAAGCATTAGAGCCAGCACTTGACATAATGGATGAAAATGACGGACAGACAGTAGATTATGATAATGCCCTTGATATGTCTATTTATGGCCGTGCATTCCGCTTGTTCTATCACGATGAAGAAGGTGAATTGAATTATAAAGACATTGATCCACGTCATACAATCGCTGTCTATGATGACTCTATTAAACCTAAGATCACAGACGTTATTCGTTTTAGTGAGACAGTAACGAAAGATAATGAAATCAAGGTAGAAATGACGATCTATGACAAGGTGCAATACATTAAATACTCGTTTGTGTATGAAGGAAAGATTTTAGGACAACCATTAAACGAAATCCTGGACATTTCCATTGAGAACATGAGCCAGGAAGAAGAACAGGCACACAACATTGTAGATGAAGACGGCAACCCGCGTATTCCAGTTATTAAGATACAGAACAATAAGTTTGAATTAGGAGACTATGAAGATATTCTACCAACTATTGACGCGTATAATGATCTGCAATCTGGATCAATGGAAGACTTATCTGACTTCACTGACGCGATCCTAAAGCTGGTTAACATGAACGAAACAAACCAGGATGATATAAACAGCCTAAAAGAAGATAAAGTAATGCTGTTAGATGAAAACGGGGATGCTGAATGGCTTGTAAAACAGATCAATGACACGTTTAACGAGAATATGAAAACCCGTGTAGAGAACGATATACACAAATATACATTCGTTCCGAACATGAATGACAAGGAATTCGGCGGTAACCTGTCTGGGATCGCTATTAAATATAAATTATTGGCCCTGGAGCAAGTGCGCGGGCAAAAAGAAAGAATGTTTAACCGTGCGTTAACAGATCAATTAGGGATCATCAAAGGATACCTTGATAAGTTGCCAGGATCAAAAGAGTTTGGATTAAAAGACGTTAAAATCCAATTTACACCTAACTTACCAGCTAACTATCTAGAAGAAGCTGATCTTGTTGTGAAATTGCGTCAAGCTGGACTACCAGATAAGTTTATCTATCAATATCTATCTGCTGTACAAGACATTGAACACTTAATAGAAATGAAGAAAGAACAGGAGGAAGAAGAGTATGACTCGTACAAAGATACTTTCAGTGGGGAAAATGATAACGTGGAAGAACAAGGAAAGAACGATGCTACACAAGAGCGACAACTTTCTGACGGTGACGAAGATCAAACGCCAGGAAAAGGAAAGTAGATCATGAATAGTGAAATGTATTGGGCCAAACGCGCTGAAGCCCAGGAAGCGAAAGGATACATTGAAGCCGAGAAACTAGAAAAGCGTATGCGTCAATCATTCGCACGCGCTGAAAAGGAAGTAACGGCCGAAATGCGGGCCTATCTATCGCGAAAGGGTTTTGATTATAGCGAATTAGTCAAGGCTCTTAATAAGCGTGAGAAACATGACAGGCGTATTAGTTTAGTGGAGTTTCTGAATGAATTACAGAATAGTGATCAGATCATAGCGCCGAACATTGCCCAGGATGTGAAAGCCCACCTGGACATGAAAAAACTTAGTAGATTAGAAGCTGTACAAAGTGAAATGCTAATCAAGTTAGGAAAAATAGCGTTGACAGAAGAAAAAAGCCTTTGCAACCTATTTACATCAACGTTTAAGGACACTTTGATCAGTAATAAATACGACTTTTACAGACACGGTATACAAAGTAAGGTCTATGAAATTAATGACAAGATGATTGAAAGTGTGTTAAGTTACCCCTGGAGTGGTAACCAATTCAGTGATCGTTTATGGGAGAATAAGAGAACACTATTATTCCATTTACGAGGTGAGTTGACACAAGGCGTTCTCCAGGGCCTACATGCTGATGAAATAGCCGTACGGTTTGCCGAGAAAATGAAAGCGCCGTTGCGTAACGCTATTACTATGATCTATACAGAACAGGCCTATTTCTACGGAAAGGCCACGTTAGACAGTTATGAAGAAGCTGAAATTGATAAGTACAAACTACATGTAACATTTGATGCCAGGACTTCACAACGCTGTCGATCGTTAGACACTGGAAAGATTTATATAACGGCTGATGCAAGCCCAGGAAGCAACTACCCTCCATTACACGCAAGATGCCGTACACTGGCCATACCGTACTTTGAAGGTATTAGATACGCAAATACACGTATGGTACGAGATAAGAACGGAAAGAGCGTGGAAACTGAAGGTGTGGAAATGACATATAAACAATATGAGAAACTATTTCAACCAAAGTAGGTGATAGAATGAAAGGTTTAGAACAGCAAGACAAAGTAAGTTTAGTAGGCGCTCTATTAGGAGTGTTAGGACCAGCTAGTCAAGAAGTTGACCAAACGCTACTAGATGAAAAAATGCCGATCCTAAACGCGGTGACGGATGACACGACACCACGACAACGAAGAGAGTCATTAAAGAAGGTTACAGAACTAATTTTAAAAAGTCTGTAACTATATAAATTTTATACAATAAACGTGGACTTAGACACGGAAAACTAAGGTTTAGTAATAACTTTATAGTCACTGGCGACTTTAAACCAGGAGGTAATAAATGAAAAAAGTATTAGTAAGCACAGGTATTGTAAAACCCGCTATTCGATTAAGTGATATTAAACACGGCCTACAATTCTTTTCTGAAGGTGGCGAAGGTGAAGGCGGTGAAGGTAATGATCCTACTGGAGACGGTGGAGGAACACCAGAAACATTTACTAAAGAGCAAGTGGAAGCGCAAATTCAAGCTGAAGTAAATCGCGTTGCGGGTAAAATCCGAAAAGAAGAACAACGAAAAGCCCGCGAAAGCGCCGAAAAGGAATTCGGTGAAAAGAATAAAACAGAAGTGGAAACATTAATGGACGAAATGCGCCAGATCAAAACAGAGCGTGACCAGGAGAAGCAAACGGCCCACAAACTTAAAATGAAAGACGTTGCCGTTGCTAAGTTAGCGGAAGCTGGTTTTGGTGCTGGCTTTGCTATGAACGTGATCGGCGACACTGAAGAAGATATTGCAAAGAATGTAGAAGCATTTAAAGCAAATCTTGACGGTGAATTAACTAAGCGCGTTAAAAGTAATTTGGCTGATAAAACACCAGGTGGATCGAAAGACGCTGGAGAAAAAGGCGGTAGTGATCCAATCCGTGACGCTTTCATGAAAGAATGGCAATAAGGATCGTGACCGATGGAATTGACGTCATTATAAAAGCTATTCCAAAACTATTAAACAAAGAGAGAGGATTTACAGAATGACTACATTAAATCTTACTGAAAAGTTTTCACCTTTAGTAGATGAGCGTTTTGCGCCGTCTGCTGTTACAACTGCATCAACAAACCAGGATTATGAATTCACTGGAGCAAAAGGGATCAAAATTACATCTGTTCAAACTGTAGAAATGAATGACTATAAGCGTTCTGGTCAAGGGCGATACGGTCAAGCCGATGAATTAGGCAACGATCTACAGGAAGAAATCATGAAAAAAGACCGTTCGTTCACATTCACAATGGACAAAATGAACGAAGAAGAAAGCGAAGTAAAGGTTGCCCCAGCGATCGCGCGTCAAATGCGTGAAGTTGTTATTCCAGAAATCGAAACATACCGCTTAAAAGTTATGTCTGAAGGTGCTGGAACAAAAGTAGACGGCGCTATCACTAAGACAAATGCGTATGAAGCATTTTTAGCTGGACAAGAAGTGTTGGACGATAACTTTGTACCAGAAAACCGCGTATGTCATGCAACGCCAGCATACATCAATAAAATCAAGTTAGATGACAACTACACGAAAGCTAATGATCTAGCACAAGGAACGATCCTTTTAAAAGGTCAAGTTGGCGAGATCGACAGTGTACCTATCATCAAAACACCTAAGTCATTTATGAATGGTCAAGAATTCATTATCACTCATAAGTCGGCAACTGTTGCGCCTGTTAAATTGGCTGAAACAAAAGTACACCTTGATCCACCAGGAATTTCTGGAACGTTAGTAGAGGGCCGTTTCTACTATGATGCATTCGTGTTAGACATGAAGAAAAATGCAATCTATGCACACGCTGGAAAAGTTGAAAAGGCTACTGCTAAAAATTAAGAGGGTTTCGGCCCTCTCTTTTTTAGAGATTAACACATGAAAATGATAACTACTTTTGATCGTTACGCTAAATCTACTCAAAAAGAGTATACGGCCATGCAAAAGGAATACATTGAAGACATTCTTATCCCTGTAGTGACAGAGTTTATCGTTGGTTATACTGGCGTTGATTTTGAAGCTGAAGGGCGTGAATTCCCTAAATCTTATGAGGTTGTAGCGTTTAGATTAATAACTTATCACTTATCTGGCGAAGGTGCTGACGTTGTAAGCGAGCAAATGGGATCGTATCGCGTTCAATACGGGCCAGAAGGGATTTATCCCAAAACATTATTAACAGGGCTATCAAGGCGAATAAGAACACCAAGTGTGCGTATTCGTGGACGTAGGCCAGAAGGAAGGTAACAAATGCGGATCGCGGGATTACTGGCCAAGCACGGCAAACCTACGGAAATACAGCGTAAAGGCGAACGGGACAAGAAGAACCCGTATGACAAAGGCGAATTTAAGAAGATTAATGAGGTTGTAGCCATTGTTGATGAATTGGTAACAGGATCACCAGCGGGCTTTAAACAGGATCGCATTGTTAACTCAACTGACGCTATTATGTATTGTTCCGTTATTGATGTAAGGGCTGGCGATAAGGTTATACAAGATGGTAAAGAGTACCGTGTAACTAAAGCGTCAAACCCTTATAACTCTAACGATCATATAGAGGTCGCGCTGGATGTGTGGTCATAATGGGCGAATTCATATCAAGGCGCACTGAATGCGAAAGAAGGACGGCGCAATTGCAAAAAGTAGCTCTTCAAAGAGCGATCAAACATATTGAAGCACAAGCGAAGATAAACACCAGGAAAAAGAGTGGCGCAACTGCCAGAACAATTACAAGTAAAGTAACTGGTGAAGGTCAAAACTTACAGGCAATTGTGGGCGGGAACGATGACAATTTAATATATGAAGAATTCGGAACGGGTATTTATTCCGAGAAAAACGGCCGAAAAACACCGTGGAAGTACAAGGATAAAACCACAGGTAAATGGTACGTTACACGCGGTAAAAAGGGAACACGGGCCATGCGTAAAGCTGGAGAGAGTTCGAAAGGCCAAGTAAAACAAATTATTGCGCAAACAATGAAGGGTGGTATGGGTAAATGATCCAGGTTGTTGAGTACGTCAATGAATTGTTGTGGGACATTGCTGATCCACTCGGAATTGATGTGCATTATGAGGAAGCTGTAGGCGAAGATATACAACTGCCTTACATGGTATTCGATCTGCAAAGTGACGCTACTATGAGCAAGTACAGTGAAAAGTTTACGGTAACTGTAAATATATGGGGTGTTTCGGAACACTTCAAAAAATTGGACGTTGCGAGTCAGGAAATCTATGACGCGGTTGTAAATCGTACATTGATCAATCCGTGTAAACCTCTAACGATCCAAACTGATTTTATATCTAGAATGAATCTTCCTGTCGATGATCTCGAAATGAGGTGTAAAGAAGTTAGATTCAGTCTAGTTAAATATAGAACGTCAGGACACGACACAAAATAATCCACGAGGTGACAAAGCATATGATTGCACAATTTAATAAATTCACGCCAGAAAACATTGTATTGGGATCTGGTACAGGTATTTTCTTTAACTGGAAACAAGGCGAAGAAAAAATGATTGACGTAGGCGCTACACAAGGTGACTTGTCATTCACGTATGCACCTTCTTTAGAAGCTATTAAAGCACGCGGTGTGCGCGGTAAGGTGAAAGGCCTACAGTATGTATCTGAATCAGAAACAAAGATGAAAGCGGGGTTCCTGGAGTGGATCAGAAAAGATTTAATCAAACACTTCTTATTGAATGCTCAAGTTAGTGAGTATACACAAGACGGAACAGATTCAGGAAAAGTAAAAGGTAAAGGCGTGATCATTCGCGGAAACGAAAACCTTATGAACGCTTGTGGGGATGATGTTTACATTGATGACATTACTGTAATTGGTCGAAGTAATGACGGTAACGTTTATCGAATTACGATGTTTAACGCGTTGCCTACATCTGGTTTTGAAGCTGTATTCAGTGAAGCTGAAGTTGCGCCAGAAGTAGAATTTACAGGTCATAATGATCCGCACGATCCAATGACACCACCATTTGAAATTGAAATCTTTGAGCCAGATGGCAAGTGTGGGCCAAACTTTGAAAAAAATCAAGCGCGCGTATTTTTAGACGCTGAAAAAATCGAAGAATAATAACGGAGGGTTTCGGCCCTCTTTCTAAATACTAAAATACTTATCTTGGAAGGGTGTTATATAAATGGAATCAGTACAATTCGAACTATTAAACGGTAATAAATACACTATGAAAGAGCCTAACGCAATGCAACGCATGGTTATTGCTGGTTTAGCTGGTAAACATCAATTATTAGGTGACGTACCTGCAAGTGACGTTGATAACTTCTTTAAAAGCGCACGAAAGCAAGCTGAAGGGAAAAAACTAACTGATAAAGAGAATTCAAGTATGTTCAACTTTGCAATGCTGTTAAACAACAAAATTCTAATGATGATGGGTGAAGATGCTGAAGCAATGTTCAACCTTATGGCGGGTATGTCAGACCTTCCTAAAGGTGAAATGAAAGAGTTATGCGGATCAGATTTTGACATTGTATTCAATGCATTTAAGCGTGTTGGTGGTATTTCAGCTTTTATGAAATCCGTGACGAACCTAAGCATGTAATAGGCACTATTATTGATCGCATGGCCAAACGTTACGGATCGTTAAAAGATGTGTTAGAACTTCCCTGGAGTTTCTTAATAGATTTATATATGACTGTAACGGACAAGGCCATTGAATACGATATGCGCTGGGATGCTTATATAAATAACCCTTTCCGTGATAAGTCATTTAGTGATTACTTAATCGAAACGGGTTACCACGATGGAGGTAACCAAAAGAAGAAAGAAAGTCTACCTGTTGAACAAGTCATGGCAAATGCACGCGAATTAAGTAAACAGTTTAGGAGGGAATAAGGTTGGAAGTATTCAAGATATTCGGAACGCTAGGTTTAAAAGATACTGAATACAGGAACGGCCTAAGA